CACACATTTATCACATCATTCAAACCATCTGAAAAGGCATCAAATAAAACTGATGGCGAAGACGGGATGAAGGCTGATAAAAAGGCGAAGGAAGGTAAGTAATGGGACCTGGGCCTTTTAACACAGAAAAAGTACAGGAAATTCGTGAAGTAATTGGAGCTCAGATTAAGAAGCTAGATGAAATGGCTTCGTCACAACCTGAGCATGGACAATACTTGACATTCGCAAAGAACCATTTCCGATTAGGGTTTATGGAACTTGGATATGGAAGCGCACTTACAAAAGGGCTCGACCCATTAGCAAATAAAGTGGAGAAGAAATAATGGCAATTACACAAGATGAAGTACAACACCTAGCTAGTCCGCTTATTCGTAAGTATGACTGGAGTACTGAAGATATTGAGGATGGTGTACGCCTTACCGTCACAGATGGACAGGAACAAGCCAGCACCGATATCACTACAGGTGAAGATATCGAAGCAGAAATCAAGAAATTGATTGAAGCTGTAGACGCACATAATTACACAATTATAGGTTAGGAGACTTAGCGTGTTTAAAATGACAAAGGAACTGAAGCAACGTATACTCAATAATGAGTATCCGGATATATTAAAAAAGAAAGACCTCAAAGAATTCGAGAAGACAGGAAATATATCCAAGGAGCTCATGGGCCAGATTCTAATGAGAGACGCATTTACCTTAAAGGTATCGCTGAACTCACCTGCTCAACACAGGGTTATCGACCTAGGAATATCTGAATTCAAACGAAAGATCAAAGAAGACTTCCCTCACTGGAGAAGTTCTCGAATTAATGAAGCTATCCGCCTATATAAGAAAAAGGCATGGGTAGACTTCGCTGAGACAGTCGGACTTAAGGGTTCATTCCCAACACACTAAAGGACCATTATGGCAACATTAGCAGCAGAAAAAGCAGCACGAGCACCGCTCAACAACCAAACATTCGTAGGCGGAAACGTAAACGATTCAAAACCAGTAGCAGATAACTCAGCACTAGAGACAGCACTTTCAGTAGGTGGACTCACGGCTAAGGTATTAGTCCGACAGGGCACAGCATGTAAAGTTAAATGGTACAAGAATGGCGCACCCGTCACTTCTTACTACGCTAAAAACTTCGTACAGGCTGACGCACTTACATTCATCAACGCAATGTTAGCTTAAGGTGTTGACTTTTTAACAACATTGTGATATAGTAAGAAATAAGAGATAATGGATACTAAGAAAAACAAAAGACAAATATACGTGTGGCCGGAGAACAAAGAGTTCTTCGATAAGCTACCGAATAAATCACGTTTAATAAATCTTCTACTTAAGAAATATAGGGAAGAGAACGAAGAGGAATAATGGAGACTAAGCTCACTAAAGAGCAGTTAGCCAAAATTCTTGATATTCGCAAGGACTTTTATAAGTACTGCCGGAACAACCTTTGGATCAAAAATAAAGATGCAAAGATTGTCCGGTTTGTGCCGAACATAGCCCAGCGAGCACTAATAGACTACGTGTTGTGGTGCATACAACATGGAGTACCGATTCGAGTTATTATTCTAAAAGCTCGCCAGATGGGACTCTCGACTGCAGTTGAGGCTATCATTTATTGGTGGACATCTACAAACAAAAACATCACCAGTGTAATCATTGGACACGAAGACAAATCTGCAAAGAACCTTTACATGATGTTCCGTAGATATTATGACAACAGCAATCCGCTATTCAAACCTAGTATTAAGTACAACACCCGAACAGACCTCTCCTTTGAACGTGAGGATGAAGCAGGGAACCAGGTTGGACTTAACTCAATTATCAAGACGGCTACAGCTAAGAATACAAGTGCAGGACGTTCGGACACAATTCAACTACTACACGCCTCTGAGGTTGGTGAGTGGGAGAATGGTGAAGAACTTGTTGCATCTATTATGCAGACAGTACCTGACGTACCATTTACAATGATATTCCTAGAATCAACGGCTAAAGGTCGTGGTAACTATTTCCACAAGGAATGGGTAAACGCTGAAAAGAAAAAGAATAACTTTGTTCCTTTCTTCTTCCCATGGTGGTTAATAGATGGCTACGAAGTACATGACAATGAGCCATTAGGTAAGCTAACAGAGTATGAAGAATTCCTAGTAGCACTGCTACGTAAAGGATTCACAACATTTATGGGTGAACATTTCCCCGTAAACGAAGCCGACATTCCAGCCAAGATTAAGTTTTACCGACGCAAAGCACGAGAATTCGCAAGTACACCTGAGAAAATGTATCAGGAATATCCTTCCGTAGCCAAAGAAGCATTTATTGCATCTGGTCGTGCAGTGTTCGATGTGCTCGCACTAGAAAACTTAGAAAAAGACTCTGAAGAGTTAATCGACGGTAACTATTATAACCTACTGCTTGGTGATACTCACGAAGAATATCTTTTGGATAAAGTAGATTATGATGATAAAGCGGAAGACTTTACATATATTGGGCCTCTCAGAGTTTGGAAAGAACCTGAACCAGGACACGAATATGTCATTGGAGCAGACGTTGCCGAAGGACTGGCCACTGGAGACTATTCAGTTGCTGAAGTCGTTGACACGCAAACAATGGAGACGGTTGCAAGATGGAGAGGTCATAGAGACCCAGATAAATTCGGGGAAGTATTGGGTGCTCTCGGTACTTACTACAACTACGCACTTATTGGTGTGGAAGTCAACAACCACGGACTCACAACCATCCAGAAACTTCGAGATACTTTCTACACCAATCTCTTTAAACGAGATAAGGGTTATGATGAAGACTTTGAAGAACCAACCAGTAACCTAGGTTGGAAAACGGATGTTAAGACTAAACGACTTGCCATTGACGATCTTGTACGTATTATACGTGAAGGTTGGAATAAGGATAAAGATAAAGTATTCATTGACGAAGCATTTGCTTACGTAAGGGATGATAGAGGTCGTATGAACGCCGAAGAAGGCGAACACGATGACACTGTAATGGCTAAAGCTATTGCATTCCAACTATTCCCTTGGGGTGAAAACGATATCACTGGCCTAGAGGTTACTCGACGCTCAGACAAAAAACTCAAAAAACATAAAGTGGTAAGGTAAAATGGACCCAGAAATTAAACCAGTAAAACCAGTCAACGGAGAAGATAACTCTGAACGACTAGTTGAAGCCGATGTCAAGCGAAAAGACGATGCTCTAATCAATGTCGTTATGCAAGACTTCGACCGTGCCCGTAAGTATGTGAAAGACAACTACCAAGAAATTTGGGAAGAGTGTTTTAAGGCTTACAACGGAATCCGTACACGAAGGGGCTATGACGGTACTGCTGATGACTTCATCCCAGAGACTTTCTCTATCGTGGAATCACTCAAAGCAGCTATTGCCGGCACAAAACCTAAATTCAAATATATGCCACTACGAGAAGAGCAGGAACAAGACACGACTGTATTGAACAGCCTTGTTGATTTCTATTGGGCTCAAAACAACATGACTGAGAAGGTCCTTAACTGGGTCGGAGACATGATTGTATACGGTAACGGTGTGTTTATGGTATCATGGGACGGCGACAAGCCACTCATCCAGCACATTCCACTAACCGATTTCTTCGTAGACCCTACTTCTACTCACCTTAACCGTCCAGAAGAGCCAGGATATGCTCGATTTGCAGGGTATCGTTACCTTACAAGCCTAGCTGAACTGCAATCAGAATGGTCTATTGACCCTGATACTGCTGAACTTAAGATGAAGTACAAGAACCTTGATAAGATTCAATCAAGTACAGCTGATGATGACAAGCTAGATAAAGACCGTAAGGAACAATTCCTCGGTTCTACTCTAGGTAAAGACGCTCTTAAAGAACAGATCGAAGTCATTGTTTACTTTACTCGCCGTAAGAAGATTATGATTGCTAACCGTAGCACTATTATCTTTGAAGACAAGAACCCATTCTCACGACCAGCTAAATCAGTACCTACTACATCAGTCGTAGATGGTGAAACTGTTCAGGGAACTATTAATATTCCAGAGATTAAGGGATTCTTACCATTTGCAGTATTGCGTAACTATGTAGATAGTAACCTATTCTTTGCACGTGGAGATATTGAAGTAATCCTTCCTACACAGGAAGCGTTAAATGACACATCAAGCCAGAAGCGAGATAACCTTGCGTATGCGCTTAATAACATGTGGCAAATTGACCCTCGATTCAAACATCTTGCAGAACAGATCAGTTCTGAACCAGGTGCAGTCTTCCCAATTCCAAAGGGAGCGCTTACTCCTATCGAGAAGAATGATGTTAGTCCGGCAGCAGACACTGAAATTACACGACTTACACAAGTCATGCGTACAGCTACTGCAGCAGATGCAGCGGTCCAAGGTGTTGCACAGAAGTTTAGTCGTACAACGGCTACTGAAGTACAAGCACAGCTTAACCAAGCATCTACACGATTTACTACTAAGGTACAAAACCTTGAAGACGAAGGATTCGCACAACTATCACGTATTATCTTTAAGATGATTCAGATATTTGTTGATCAGCCTATGGCAGTTCGTATTGTTGGAAACAACGGTATTGAATGGAAGACATATGCTCCTGATACTTACAACGGTGAATATGAACCACGAGTTATCCTTGAATCTTCAGCTAATGCAGAAGCAGCTCAAGTAGCTCAAAGTATGCAAGTTGCTGCACAGTTCAGCCTTAACAACCCACTGGTTAACCAGCAAGAGTTCCTACGAAAGATGTACGAAGCTATCTTCCCAGATATGCCTAAAGACGACATCGAGAAACTACTTAAGGTGCCAACACCTATCATGGGACCAGATGGCCAAGCTATCGACCCAGCACTGGCGCAAGCTAACGCACAGGTTACTCCTGATGCAGCTGCAGCCCTACGTGGTGAAGGTGGTGAGGAAAAAGAGAACCGTTATGCATCATTCGGTGCAACGGCTCGTGGTAAAGCGACACAACGTGGTAATCAAGGTGGTGGAGGCGCTGATAGCAACTCTAATAACATCCGACGTACACGTAGTACACAACCTAGCGGTGTCTTACCTGCTAGTTCAAAACCTAAGACAGGAAGATAGTATATGGCAAAAGAAACCAACACCAAACCTAGCGAGGCGGAACTAGAAAACCGCCTTGTTAGTAACGAGTGGCAAGCGTTCTCACGAACCACCGCTTACAAGAAACTCATGGAATACATTGAGTTCCAAGACTATATGGCTATCCTAGAGGCTAAAGGCCCTATCAATACATTCTCTGATGAAAGTGCAGAACAACTTCCTTTTAACAGGGAAAATGCTGCTGCGCTATTGCAAAGAAGCGTAGGATATGATATAGTAAAAACATACGTTGAAGGTTATGTAAATTATACAACAACCGATGACGCATAGCATTTCACAGAATTAATAGAATACAAGGAGTATCCTAGATGTCAGAATCCCTTACCGGAGAACCTGTTACACAACCAGCCTCAGTTCCTGAGCCTACTGGCAATGAAGTAATAGTCCCAGCACCGGCGGAGTCAAATCAGGAAACTATCTCAGGTGAGCAATCGCAAGAGGCAGTATCAACGACTACGCCAACAAATAACCAACCAGAAGGCGCAGTCAACACTGATGATAGTCTTGCAAAGTTTGCTAAATCTCAGGGCATCAATGAAGAAGAATATTCTTCACTGTCCGATCGAGAAAAGAAGCTACTTAAGATTGCCAGCGATAACCAAAAGGCTTTTAGAAGTCAAGATAGCCCCAAATTAACAGACGTAAGCACATCGCTTTCAGAAGTTAAACCGGATGCTACAGACGAAGAAAAGTTCCGTGGTGAATTCAATCAGTTCCGTTACGAACAAAAAACCAGTCAATTTTGGGCTGGTGATGGTCGTGATAAAACTCTTGAACCAATCATGGTCGAAATCCTTAACGAAAAGAAAGCCGTAGACAAAAACTACGCTAAAGCTTTGAGTAATGATTTAGATACACTATATGACCTAGCCCAGGCCCGTTCAGGCAAATCAAGTGGCTCTTCAGCAAATGAGGAAGCTATTCGCCGTGAGGAAAGGGAATCTATTAACCAACGATCTAACGCCGGAGCACCTGCTGCACATGCATCAAGTTCAGCTCCAACTTCAAGTAAAATTGACCTCGCATGGGTTCAAAATGAGTATGACTCGAACAATGCAGAGCACGTTAAGTTACTTGACGAAGCAGTAGCTCGTGGTGATTTGTATTAAAAACAAACTCCAAAAAATATAACATCAAAAGGAAAACATCAAAATGACTATGACTCCTACTAATGGTGGCGTGTTCATCGACGAAATCTGGGCAAACGAAATCCAGGAAAACCGTCGTAACAAGTTAGTTGCTCTTAAAGCAGTTGACCACCAATACGAGAGTTCAGTTCTTAGCCACGGTGACACAGTTCACATCGTAGCAATCCCAGAACTAACCGCACAAACAATTGTCCCAGGTACAGAAATGACCGTACAAGACGCTACTCCTACAGAGCAACTCTTGGTCGTTGACCAGTACAAGGGTGTTCCAGTACGCATCCAAGACATGCTTAAGAAACAATCTAAGTACGAGCTTCGTGCTCCTTACGTAGACCGTATCTCATTCGCTCTTGCAAATGCTATCGACGCTTACATCTTGGGTCTTTGGAATAACTTCGATACAGCTAACAAACCTGCTACTATCGCAAGCCTTACCTTCAACTCAATTGTTGACGCACACCAAATCCTAGACAGCAAGAACGTCCCTACAGACGGCCGTACTCTTATCGTTAACGGACTCGGACTAGCGGACCTCCGCAAAGTCGCAGAATTCGTAATGTACGAAAAGACAGGTGAAGCTGGACTAGTTAAGGGTGAAGACGGTTTTGTAGGTACAATCTACAACACACCAGTCTGGGTTACTAACGCTGTTGCAACAACTGGTACTACTCCAACTGCACAAGCTAAGTTCCTTCTCATTCACAAGTCAGCTATCGCAGCTGCAGTTCAGTTGAAGCCAGAAGTCGAATACGACCGTAACATTCTAATGAAAGCGGACATCATTGCCGGTTCTACATTGTTTGGTGCGAAAGTTGTTCGTTCTGACCACGCTGTTGTTATCTCACGTACATTCTAATCTACGGATTAAATTACTGAATAACTCAAACTATGACCTCCTCCATAACGGAGGGGGTTATTTTTATAATAAACATACAAAGGAAAATAAATGGCAGCTACATTTGAATTCAACGAAGACAACGGTGCAGCAACGGGTTCACCTGCAAAGGGAACAACTCGAAACACCGCAGTTACGCAAGTAAACTGGAAAGCTGTAGATGACGTAGCAACCGCCTATTCCGCTGCTCCGATTAACCAGGGAGCTAACAGCTTCACGAAATACCAGTTCGGTAAGTTCACAGGAACTTTCAACCAGATTTCAAACGGTCTTTTCGCACACACGGCAGGAGCACTACCAACAGGTGCAAGCCTTTACGGTGCAGTCACTAGCACATATGCAACCCCAGCTCAAGCAGCCAACGGTGCATTGTCAGACATTAGCACAGTAATCGCCATCACTTCAGGTGCAGCTGTCAGTTTCTCAACAGTAGGTCCAGAAGGCGCAAGCCCAACTACGACTCTCGCTGCTGCAGGATACACGCAGTACTTGGCGACACAAGCACGAACAACTGGTACGACACCAACAGGTGACTCAGCTACTCTAACGCTTACACTACGTTACTCAGAAAACTAAGGAAAAGGAAAGCACAATACAATGTCAACTACTAAGCAACCTCTCAAATTTCTATGGACGGCAACCTTCGCTGATGGACACATAATCCAACAGCCGGAGGATGACCGTTATAGTAAACACGATGATACTTCAGAATGGAATCCCTCATCATTCCGAGATATTATTGAATACTCCGAAACAAGCCCCCTTGTACTGTTCGCTATTTTAAATGAAGAACACAAAGTTGAACTAGAACTCAACTCTGGAACTTTCACGCAAAATGGGCTCCGGTACCAGATAGGCCCATCAGGAGAAAACAAATTAATCTACTTCCGAGACATGAATCAGGAAAATGTAGATGGTGAATGGCAAGAACCGTATGTAGTTAACTACAATATCGGATACGAATATAAAGATGAACACGGCAAAGTACAGAAACGGATAATTACAATAGATGGCTAATTTCAAAAACCTCGCCTCCTCATTCGTGGTTACTGCTCCAAGCACACCTACAGCAGGTACTAGCTTGACAGTTACTTCGGGTACGGGAAGCTACTTCCCAGCAGCACCTTTCTATGCCACACTCACACCTCCGGCAAGCTTGTCTAACTATGCTACTGCTGAAGTTGTTTTAGTCACTGCAGTATCGACTGATACATTCACGATCACTCGTGCACAGAAGACTACAACCGCACAGACCGTAGCTACTGGTTGGATTATATCTAACGGTATTTATGCTGAGGATATTACTGGTTCAATTTCGTATGGTCTAACACCATCAGGACTGGTTAACAGTTCAAACAAGGTTTATACGCTTCCAGCATTTACTTCAGTAGAGGTATTTAAGAACGGTGTACGTATGGCCGGTGGTGGTTCAGATTATACTGTTACCAACAACACGACTATTACATTCGTTACAGCCCCTACAACAGGAGCGGTACTCGTAGCTAATACTATTATTGGTTCACAAGTATTCACTAACGGTTCTAGCAGCTTCCAGACAGACGAAGTACCTAGTGGTTTAGTAAATGGTAGCAATACTACTTACACTACATTGGGTGTATCTTATGGTCCAGGAACACTAGAGGTATTCGTTAACGGTGTAAAGCAAAAACGTGGAGTTCACTTCACAGAAACGAACCCATCAACCGGTTCATTTACAATGTCAGATGCTCCACTTACGGGTGACGACATTATGGTTAACTACCAATTCCAGATCAGCGTATCAGGAAATGCAGATACAGTAGACGGATACCACGCAACTGCTACGCCTTCAGCTAATGCACTCGCAGTCCTTGACTCGAATGGGCAATTTCCTATATCTTCTTTATCAGGCACCGCTCAAGCATGGACACCTACGTTAACGGGATTTTCTGCTAACCCTACTGGTGTATATAGATATTTCCTTGAAGGAAAACTTTGTACATTATTTATAAATCAGATAACAAATGGTACAAGTAACTCATCTAACTTCACGATCAGCTTACCGTTTACCGCTGCTACAGTCGCTAATGCCGTTTGGTCTGCAATTGGTCAAGCAGTTGATAACGGTGTATCAAGTGCAGGTTTAATGACAATCAATAGTGGCGCAACAGTATTAGTCCTAACTAAAGACACTGGTGGATCTCCATTCACTGCAAGTGGAAACAAACGAACTCTTGGACTACAAATAATGTACGAGATAGCATAGGGGAATAAAATGGCTAAACAGAAAATAAATAACGCACAGACTAACTTTTCGCAGAATGCAAACAGTAGTGGTTCGATTATACTAGGTGGTATATTGATACAGTGGGGAGAGAATCCAGCAACCAGTACAGGTTCTGGAATTACATTCCCTATTGCATTCAGTCAAGCGCCTAAAGTAATGGTTAACTTGAACGACCCAGGTGCACAAGATGCTAGGGCTTACGGAATTAGTACAACAGGTGCTACATTACGACAAAGCTATGCATCTAGTTCGCTAGGTGTTCAGTGGTTAGCGATAGGTCCAGCGTAATATGGTTAAGACTATTACAAAGACAAACTTTACATTCCAAGCAAATAACTTGCTAGGAGTATTGACTCCAGCACTAACCGTACTTTGGTCAGCAACCGGCCGTAGGGCTTAAACAACTAACTTCAATACAATGGAAGAATAAAACAATACAATGCCAGCAATAATTGATAGCAACTCAGGCTCAAACAATTTCGATACCTTAATTGGTAGCGGTACATTCAATGCAGTATCTCAGTCATTTATCATTAACAGCGGTCCTGTTGCAATAACGACCATTACGCTAGGTTTATATAAGTCAGGGACCCCACCAGGAAACTTTAATCTATCATTGTATAGAGCAATAGTCAATAGCGATGGTTCACTTGCACAGGGTGCACAGCTATATACAACACCTATATCTGCATCTGTACTTAGTACATCTCCAACCTCTAACCCAAATTTTAACTTTGCTGGTGCAGGTTTATTGATACCTAACGGACAATATTTTATAGGTATTGAATATAGTGGTGGTACATTCGGAAACAACCTTAACTGGCGAAACGAAGGTGCGAACATACCTGGTAAATACTCTTACACCACAAGTGTAGGTGGAACTGTTGCGTCTCAGTCTACAGATTATGCATATGCAATACTGGGTGACTATCTAAACTATAAGACTCAAGGTGGTGTGTTCAGAGTACAAGCGGTACCAGCGGCTTTCCCTACAAATACGATCGTAGGTGGATACGGTTCATCTGTATGGGGTATGCAATCTGCAGGTGAAGTAAGCCGTGCTCTCAACATTACTACAACAAAGACACAAAGTGGTATATTCAGGGTATTTGCAGTTACTACAAAAACACAATCAGGTGTTTTCCGTACACAAGCTATAGCTTCTCGTACACAGACTGGTAAATTTAGAACAACCGGAATACTGACACGTACTCAAACGGGTATATTCAGAACGCAGGGTACATTAGATCGAACCCAAACCGGTAAGTTTAGGGTACAAGCAACAACAGACAGGGCGCAAACCGGTGTCTTCCGTGTCGCTGTTACGACAGATCAAACTCAAACTGGACTCTTCCGAGTAGCCAATGAACCAAGTCAAAACCAACCAGGTATTTTCAGGGTTCAAGGAACACTCGATAGAACACAATCCGGTAAGTTTAATGTTGTACAACTTACAACACAATCTCAAACTGGTAAGTTCAGAGTATACGCAGTAACAACAAAGAACCAAACAGGTATCTTTAGGGTTAGAGCTGATATCACACGAAACCAAACTGGTGTGTTCCGAGTATACAAGCTCACTACACAAGCCCAGACTGGTCAATTCCGTGTATCACTCACGAATGACAAGACGCAAACTGGTAAGTTCAACGTCATGGCCACAGTCGATAGGACTCAAAGCGGTACATTCCGTGTTACTATCATCAATAACCAGACGCAAACAGGACGATTCAGAGTTGCAGCAGTTGTCACACAGACACAGACTGGTAAATTTGCAGTATTCAAACTGTCTGACAAGGAACAGGGTGGTGTCTTCCGCACATACAATAAATATATTGGTGGCGGTATATACAATCCAGACTATCAACCTACTGGAGAGTTCGACCCAACAAGTATCGGTGAAGGAACACTTTATGTACCAGACTTCGCCAACGGTGGAAACTTTGAAGCTAATGAAGCTCAAGAGGGAACTTACACCAATACACTAATATCAAAAGGTACATTTTAAGGAATAACAATGGAATATAACCTAGCAGGAATCCGACAACGAGTAATTGTCGATAAACTGGATGATGAGGAATTCGACCCAAGCATCGTAGACCACTTCATCAATGACACCCAGAGAGACATCTTTAATCAGTATGAGCTTTCGTTCCAGGAGAAAATCTTCTCAGGTACGATTCCAATAGGAACAGCAATGTTCAAATTTCCTGATGATGTAGCTTTGGTTCAATCACAAACGATCACATCTCCGGACGGTAAACAGAAGGACCTCAGAGATAGCTATATAGCTTTCCGAGACTTTAACTCTCGTTACCCTACTCCGACAAACAACGAAGCCGGTGAGGTTACGGTGTGGAGTCTTTATGCAAATAACATGCTCCTCAACCGACCAACTGACGCTGAATACACAATGAACATCTTCTACATTAAGAAACCAACTACTCTAGTTGACAACGCTGATGTGCCAGATGTACCAGAAGAATTCGGTGAGCTTCTCGTACTAGGTGCCTTTAAACGCATTCAAGAACGAAACGAAGACTATGACCAAGCTGCAGTTATTGGCCAACAGTACAACAACCTACTAAATATGTTAGTAGCACGATACGGATACCGACATGCAGACGGTCCTATCATTATGAAAAACCGACAAGTAAGGACACGATAACATGCCAGCATACGACTACTCATCAAGTACAGCCGTCAAGATGCCTTCAGGAAGAGGAGAGACTATTGCAGCCTCTCTCGACTTACGTGGGTTAGACCTCGTAACTCCTGTAGACTTGATCAAGGATGGACACACACCATATGCCCAGAACTTCCGACTGTACGCACAACAGACTGATGATCGTCGTGTAACGGTGAGTTCTCGCAAAGGCCCTGGACACTACACAACACCTATCGGACATGTATTAGTAGATTCAAATGTGGCAACCACAGGAGCTTCTACTGCTAATGTTGGAGTCATCATTGGCACACATGCACAGCCATATGTAGCAACTTCAAATAACCGGTTAACTCGTGTAGACTTCCAGCTTGCAAACCTAAACAGTGCAGCCGGACCTATCAAGGTTCAAGTGTACAGTGACGATGCAGGTAAACCAGCTAAACTCCTTACAGAAAGTGGCCTATTAAATGGTGACATTCTAGGAACACAAAGCTATGTTATTGCTCGATTCTTAAATGCAATCAAGTTGGTATCCGGTACTAAGTACTGGTTTGTTCTATCTATCCAAGATGACGGAAAGAATACCTATACTTTTACTACAACTACTGCAGGAACAAAAGCTTACAAAACTGACTCGAACCTTTCTCAATTAGCACTTCAGACATACAGTTTAAACTACAAGATTTACACTTCTATTGATCAAGTTACTAAGGGAGCATACCGGTTCAACCGAGACAATGGACAAAACATTACAGTTGCCAACTTTGGTACTGATATGTATAAGCTAGATGAAGCAACCAAGACTTGGATTTCAATTCTTCCAGGACTTAACTCAAACGCAAGTGACTATAGTTTTACTAATGGTGACAATAAAGTGTTCTGGGTTAACGGATACGATGAACTTACGGCTTGGAACGGACAGGACGAATTAACGGCCAGTAACACCGTCACAAACCCTTCATTTACCGTTGCTGCGACAGGTTACACTGCAATTGCAGGTAGCACAGCATCACGAGTCACATCTGACTTTAACACTACACCAGCATCCTTACAAGTAACTGCTGCATCTGGTATTCGTGGAACGATACTTACCCAAGCGGTAAACCGTGACCACAGGTACAAGATTAGCTATTACACTAAAGGCTCTACTGCAACAGGTAATACATTTGTTACAGTAAACGGTGGAACGACTGCATTAACAGGTTCTACAAAGGCATTGACAACAGCATGGGCTAAGAATGAATTTTACTACACTCCAACAAGCGACCTGACAACTATCGAGTTTAAGGGTTCATCTGATAACTTCTTCATTGATGACGTCAGTATTGTTGATACGGGTATTGAATACATTCGTGATCTCCAGCTTCCAATTCTTTCACAGATTCTTATGCACAAAGACCGACTCTGGGGCGTTGTTGCTGCAGACCCAAACAAACTTGTATTCTCAGAGAACCCAGGAAACCCTGCATTCGACCCAACAGGAGCAATTCCTACTACGGCACGAGAACAGTGGTACTACGCATGGCTATCTGTTAGCTTCTGGTATGTTCCTCGACCTCACAATGGTTCACCTATCACAGCAATTGTATCATTCCAAGATGCACTTACAGTCTTCACACAAGACAACAAGTACGTTCTTAGTGGTTACGACCGTGGTTCGTTAAACCTTCGACAGTCTACAGGTAATAAGGGAGCATTAAGTTATCGTGGTGTTGCAGCCGACGAAAACAATATCTTCTTCGTATCTAATGATGGCTTCTACTCATACAATGGTAGTGCAGACACTAAAATCTCAGCACTAATTAACCCAATGTTTGATGGATGTGGCCAGAAGGAAAAGATCACACCTGTTCTTTGGAAGCAAGAAGTTCGCTTCTACATGGCTTCACCTGGTTCATCCGTAAACGACACATGTGTTATTTACAACAAAGACTTCCAGGAGATGGAGTTCGACACTGATACATTCATTGATCGAGCTATCTATTACGGAGACGCAGATGACGACCAGCAATTAGTTGAGTTCAGCTCACTAATCCCTAACGCATTCTTTGCAGAACAAGATTACACTTCACTTGGAGGACCGATTGATTTCGAGTATCGCTTTAAGTACGACTCTCTCGGAGCACCAGCTCAGAAGAAACGCCTAAAGAAATACTTCCCACTCCTACAAGGTGTAGACAGTTCATTTGAAATTCAACTTGCTATGGACAAAGACTTCCAGAACAGCCCACGTATCAAAGATGTGCTGCTCACAGTCAACGGTTCAAAGTGGGGAGAGTTCAACTGGGGAGATGGTACACTGTTCGGTAATGATACGTCATTCAAACAGCACCGCCAAAGCTTCTCAGGCTATGCCTACTACTGGCAGCTAAGAATTGCTCGCAAGGGAATATTAAACCGTGTTGCCTTCATTGGTGCACAATACAGTTACAAAACTAAGAGACTATAGGAGAATCCATGGGACTCATTTCATACACAAACATTGAGGACAATACACCAGCATCTGCTAACGTACTCAATCAACGATTCGGGGATATCATTGACGAAGTTAATGGGAACCTTGATTCAGCTAACCTAAAAGACCAAGCAGTTACCCGTGCAAAAATTGCAACCGGTGCAGTGAATAACGATAAGCTTGACTTGTCTTCACAAAACATCGGTGGTTCAAACTACATGCGTTTCGGAAACTTTATGATTCAGTGGGGAGTATCTCAAATTGCTTCTACCGGAACTACAGTTAACTTCGCAGTGCCATTCGCAGCTACTCCAGGAGTAGTACTTACGACAGAAGACCCTAACTCGCAACAGTCATGGACTACAGGACGAAGCCCTATCGACTTCTCCGCTAAACAACCATACGCAACTAACCCACTATCTGTGAGTTGGATTGCACTAGGACCAGTAGCCTAATGATATCTCCGATTCAACTTACACCAGGCATGGACCCTGCAACGATGGCTCAAGTCATCAACGATAATTTCCGCCAACTTGAGTCGGAGAACCGCACTAAAGTAATCAAGGATGATGAAGGTACTAACCGGATTCTCCTTGGTCGTGCGCCTAAAGGGAATTACGTACTTGCAATTACAATTAAAGGTACAGACGTTCTTACAGCATTGGAGAAATAATGGCAGCTAATCCAGACGACTTCATTTTCCATAGTGACTTCCAATACAACCATGCAGTTGTTGCAGGAAGTGTGGCAGTTGCAGCAACGAATACAGTTCAGACACTTACTAATGGCGTAACCGAAGGGCAACGATTTAAAGTTGTTGTTGATACCGGAACTAACGTAATTCAGTATGGTGGACCTTTCCCTACAGTAGGTTATCAAGTAGAATCAGGTGCTCTCAAAGCAGCATCCGTATCTGCAGGTACATTTTACTACAGGGTTTACGGAAAGTCTGATAACTTCTCATTCTTCAGTGATGACATTATAGAGAAGGCAGTATTCACAGCTTCAGGCACATACAACGCAGCCGGAGTTACTTCATACAGTATACCAAACACATACGGTAAGAAAATGCTTCTATTTGCAGTGTGGAAGAATGTGACACATGCACCTACACTATGGTACACAGACGGACAAGGTTCCGACTACGGTACACTAGGACTTCAAAATAATACAAGCAATGTTATTCTACGCTTCAGTGCGCTAGATATGTTTGCAGATATTGAATATCAGATAGTTGGCGTTCCACTAGAACCAGACCCAACAGATGTCTACGTTTTTAACAGCGATAAGATACCACTTTCTATCCCATATTCAACTACTCAATCAATAACAAGCTCAAGTTCATTAACGGCCAATCAAACCAAAACAACTTATAGCCCTTGGTATGATACTGGTCCAGGAACATTAGCGATGCAAGCTACTATTACTTCAGGTAATATAAGTCAACCATCCATATACCAGGACATCATATTAGCATCAAATGTTAGTATGACGATCACAGTACAAATGAATACATCAAATCAAGTACGCATTGTCATGACAGAATACAACTTTAATGCCAGCCCAGTCTCTTATACACCAAAGACTGTCAGCGTTCAGTTCGACATGAACCATATTGTCCCAGCCGGAACAGTATAAGGTGTTGACAAAATCACAACAATGTGCTATAGTAATAACAGATATAAAACAGAGGAACATAAATGGCAACAGCACCAGTAGTCCAAACACTTGACCAGGTAATGGCTGACCTTAACCCGTCTTACGCAGGTCAACAAGCCCTAGTCACACAAGAGCGTTCCGGTCTTGGAGCCAAATATGATGCTCAAAGGGCAGGAATCACAGCCGAAAAAGGCCAAGGGTTCAACACAATTAACAACCAAGCTACCGGAAGAGGTGGTTCATTCAGTGGTATTCCTATTGATGAACAAGCTACATATCTTGCTACTAAGTACCTTCCAGGTATGCAAGCAGCAGATGCACAGCAAAATGAAGATGACTTAGGTTTACAAAAAGAAGCAGCAGCATTATCTACAGATCAACGCACACAAGCATTGGGACGTATCGACAAGCAGACTAGCGATCTTAATTCATGGAACCTACAGCAAATGCAACAAGAAGCACAAGCTCGTGAGAACGAACTTAACCGTCGTGCAACAGCATCTAACGCAGCAGCCGACCGTGCAGCAGCTGCAGCAGCAAAGTCAGGCCCTACACAAGCTCAATATCTTATTGATGCATTTACAAAAGCAGCAGCTGACCCTAACTGGAAGAAAAACGGCTACACAGAAAACAACGTAATCGGAAACTATGCAGCAAGCTACGGCTTAAACTATGCTGATGCAGCAAAGCAAGTATACTCATTCCGTAAACAATACTACACATTCTAGGAGAAATAATGGCAGAATATAAAGGATACACAGGAAGTCAGAAGTTCGGGCTCTCTACGAGTGCAGTCACAGCATATGCTACGGCTAAACAAGAAGAGATAGACAAGAAGAAGCAGGAAGAGCTTGAGAAAGCACTTGAAGAGCAACAAAAAGCTCAAAACCTTGCTGACGGAAAGAAAGAAGACGGTACTGCAAAAGGACTCCTTGATAAAGCTAAGGACCTAGGTAAAGGACTAGTCGGTGGACTACAACAAGCCGGTGGTCTTCTAGGTGATGTAGCACTCGGTGGTGGTGAGCTAATAGACGAACTCGCTACACAAACCACAAGTGGTATCTCTGAAAAAGAACGTGATGAACTTCGAGTTAAGAAAGTTGCAAACACTGAAGCACTTCGTAAGAAATTACATGGTCTTACAGACATTAATGGCAACAAAATTCAAGGTACATCTAACGTAGACGAAGCAGCAACTCGTATCTCACAAGGTAAGGGTGATGGAAAAGACTTCGCAGCAGTTGCAGGTAAAGGTCTTGAGACAGGTCTTGCAGCAACAACACTAGTAAACCCTGTTAACCTCGCAAGGGGCGCAGTGGGTGGTGCAACAGCACGACAACTAGCAGTGGACCTCGGTAAGACCTCAGTTGGTCTTGGTGGAGCTACAGGTGTAGAAACTGGTCTTGAATCACTTGGTGAAGGTAAGAACCTAGGCGAATCTGCAGTAGAAGCAGGTAAAGCAGCCGTAGTTGGTACAGTAGCCAACGCAGCACTAGGTGGACTTGGTATCGCAGGTGGTAAAGTTATCGCCAAAGTTAAGGGACAAAAAGGTAAAGCAGCAAACGCTACCGACACAGAAGTTACACAAGCATCTGAAGTGGCCGGTAAACAACTTGCTCTATCTGCTGGATTCCGTAAGACTGATGACGTAGTAGCTGACATAGATAAGTTCCAAAAGGGTGAATTCACTCCAGAAGACGATGTATGGAAAGACACTCCTGAAACTTCAGAGAGTACAGCTACACAAGATGTAGAACAACTTGATCAAACAGTTGCAGAATCACAAGCGAAAGTTCGTGACCTCTCACAACAGTTAGATGAAATATCTGCAGCCAACAAAGCTAACCCAGACAATGCAGACCTCGCTACATACAACAACGCAGCAAAAGCATTGCAAGATGCAGCTGATGAGTTAGAAGCAGCTAAAACTGCAAAGGCATCAACAGGTACAATTGATGGAAGCACTAGCCGAGAGCTAGACCCACAAAAAGTTAAAGATCAATTCAAGGCACTCAAAGATGAATTAGAAGCATCAAAGAGTTATGAGAATGGTTTACGACAAGCTGGAATAGATGACGCTCCAACACGTTCACCTGATGAAATCGACGCAGAAGCTGAAGCACTTAATAACGGTCAAGTACCTGAAGACTTCTATGATGCACCTAAACTGGTTGAAAAAGCAGAAGACATTGCATTACACGAGAACCTTCCGGAACCACTTAAGCAAGCTGGTAACTTACTAGCAACCGACAAAGCATATGCACAGAATCAACTATCACAGCTACTCACACCAGAAGCTGGTAAAGAAGTTCTTAAAAGCCTAGATGACCAGTACATGGCCGATCTTGCTACACTAGAAGGACTACCAGAAGCTCGTGCAGCTATTGAAAAAGAGAACATGACAAATGATTATCTTGATCAAGTAGATGAAATTCAGGCAGTCATGGCAGAGGATGCTCCTGCAGCGAAACAAGCACAAGCAACCCTTGATTCTATCATTGAAAAAGAAAAAGAACTTGTATCAGACGTTAATGGCTTCCAAGCTGAATACTTCGACGATTATAAAACTTTGAACGAAGAACGTGTTAGTACCCGTCTTGCAGAGCTAGAACAAGAAAAAGCCCTCAGTAACACCGTCGCAAAAGCCAATGTGGACGTAAATGAAGCAGCGGTGGAAGGTAAATTCCAAGACGTTGCAGAAGCTTCACCAACACACATGAATGAAGCACGTGATGAGACAGTAGGCGAAACAGACTTTGACAACTACAAACAAGCAAGTCCAGTCGTACAGGCGCTTATTCGTATCATGTCTCCAAGCAAAGTATTTGAAGCAATGGGTCTCCGTGATCTACATACTAAAATATTCCAGGCTTCAGGACGCATGATCAAAGCCAACAATGAAGACCTTGCACTCATAAAAGATGTAAGCAAATCTATTGATGGTAACAAACAACTTGCAGACTCTATCATTGATTACCTCGAAGGAAATACTGATACTATTAGTACCGGCAATAAAGAACTAGCCGATAAGGTTAAGTCATTCTTCGATACTAAAGGTGAGGCTCTCAAAAAGATGGGCTACGCTACTCGTGAAGATTACTTCCCTCACATCTTTAATAAGGATGATAAAGTTGTCCAACGTCTCTTCGGAAACAAGGCAACAGGTACAGTAAACTTCGGTAACTTAAAGCAACGTACTACTGAAGGTGGTGACTTCTCACGAGATGTCATTGCAGTTATGAGTAAGTATGCACAAGGATTTAACCGTAAGGTATACCTTGAACCTGCTCTTAAGCCACTTGAGTCCCTACGTACACAGGCAGAGCTTACTAATGCTGAAGGTCGTTTCGTTAATGACTACCTAAACCAACTGCAGAACAAAAACCGTTCTGGTGTTGAAGAGGGTATCAACGCAATGGTTGACAGTCTATACGGTAAAGAAAGCAAGAATTACGGCGAGAACCACTTACGTAAAGCACTTGGTGCACAACGTATGGTATCTGCAGTTGCAACAATGGGTGGTAACTTATCAACCGTTGTACGTAACATGAGCCAGATGGTTAACACAGGCGCAACGCTAAACCCTAAATGGGCTACAGCCGGAATGCTTGATGCTATTCGTACTCTTCCAAACCGAAAGTCTGAACTCTTCAAAGAACTTCAAGACTCAGGTGTATTTGAAGGTGGTGTATCTAAAAACTACAACATTGATATGGAAGACCTATCTATCGGTTCTAAAGCAGCTGAAGGTGCAAAGAAGGGTGTTGACCTACTTATGTCAGGTATCCGTGCAAGTGACGTACTCCTACGATCACAAGCCTACCTCGGCGCTCGTGCTAAGTATCTAGCAAAGAACCCTGGTGATATTGAAGGTGCTAAGGCATCAGCAATTGAAGCAGTTATTGATACACAGTTCGTTACATCTAATATTGATAATGCAGTTGCACTTAACGGTCCGATGGTTCGCTCACTTACGCAGTTGGCTACCTTCTCTGTCAAGCAAGCTGAATACCTCACTCACATGGGTATCGACATTGTTAAAAAGGATGCAAATGGTAACTATGGGTTCGCTAACGCTGAAGCTGCAGGCCGTGCCCTAACATTCGTTATGGGTGCTGGACTTACAGTATCTGCACTTGGACCTGTTATCGGTATGAAACCTCAAGAGTTCATTCCTTTTGCAGACCAACTTTCAGAAGGTTCACTATATCGAAGTCCACTTATTAGTGTATTATTCGGTGATGGTAAATCTCGCCAAGGGTTAAACGAGACAGTCTCTAAGACTTTCAACGAAGAAGCCCGTGGTGATGAAACAGTCGATGAAGTATGGCAGAAATTCTGGGATGGTAACTGGTCACAACTAGTACCTGCAGGTTCTCAAATCAAGAAGTCTACTGAAGGACTCGAATCAGCTACAACTGGTCAGTCTAAAAACGCTTCAGGAAAGACTCGATTCTTACAGGACACAGATGATGGAACTAAACTACAATCTCTACTCTTTGGCCAATATGCAACTAAAGCAGGCCAAAACTGGGTAAACTCTGGAATGAATACCTTATCAGAAGCTCAAACTAAGCAACTAGAAGGTCTCAGCCCAGAAAAACAAAAACAATACTATGACTACTACCAAGCAGCCAAAAACACTACTGGTCGTGACGATGCAGTGGCAAAGATCAAGGAAGCAGCTAAGGCTGGAAACTTGAATGAAGCTGCTCGATTAGGTGCTGAGTATAACGCTAAAGTAACAAAAGCCATGGGCAGTTACTGGAAAACTAATACTTCACTACCTGAACGTCTTGAAGACGAAATGACAAGTACACTGTATGTAGATGTACAAAAGACAGTTGATTCACTGGACACAAAGAAATCACAAAAAACATTAGATAAAGAAGCGGAATATTTAGCAGATGATGAAGAGGAATAGAATGGGTCACATTAACCTACGAGTTACACACAGACTTCTCTGGAGGCTATATGCCTTTAGGGGGGTTGTATCAATCCTTGCCGGATTAGGCATCCTGTTCTTTCCTGCTGCATTTGTTAACTCAAGCAACTACGATGTTATTGCAACAGTCCTACCACTACAACTCGCCGGTGGACTGTTCCTTATATTTGGTTTAATGATCATGAGTGCATTATTTAAGCTTCCTTATAAGATAGCACGACTAGGAATCGGTGGAACAATACTGCTCTACTTCCTATGGGCAGTGGGTATCTTTACTAATAACGTATTTAATCAGGAGTCAATCACATCGTTGTTTGCAGTTCTAGCCTACTTAAGTTTGGCTACTACTTCATTCTTTATGTTACTTGAACCACCTATTAATCCAGAGACAGCAATAAAAACACACAAGGAAAAGTAATGACTGAAAACATAGCCCCTATCATTACTGCAATTAGCTTAATACTAGGTGCAGTGGCGACAATTATTGTTGCATTACGTGGAGGTAAGAGTGGAAATGGTGAGGATAAGGCTATATCAGTCACCCGAATTAATGACACTGACAAGAAGGTGGAAACACTCATCCAACAAGTAGATTTCCTATTCGACGAAATAACTAAGTTACGTACAGAAAAGGATGCACTTGTGAAGGAAGTAGACCGTCTACGCACAGAGCTTCGTAAAGAAAAGAACGACCACTCTGAAACAAAAAGACTACTAGCTGATGCATTGGCGCAACTAGCAGACAAGAACAAAAGGATATTAGCACTTGAAGGTGCACAAAATCTAAAGGAGATTTAATGTCGTATAAGTATGAAACACAATACAACAGCCCTAACTACACAGCTGCTTCACAGACTCAATCTGTATGGGGTCAGCCTCGTGTTATTAAAGCTATCGCAATACACTGGTGGGGGGACCCCAACACTGGTCCTACTTACGAAGGTGTCATTGCAACACTATGTAACCCTAATAGGGGAGCTTCGGCGCATTATGTAGCAACCGGTACAGGACGAAGAGTAGCATGTCTAGTGAGTCCATCAGAAAACTCATGGGCAACTAACTCCGCAAACCCTTGGACAATATCAATTGAATGTGACCCACGTTGTCGTGATGAAGATTATGATGTAGTTGCAGAACTCATCTCTCAGATTCGTGACGCATATGGTGACTTACCATTAGTACCACACCGTCAGTTCGTGGCGACAGCATGTCCTGGTAATTATGATCTTAACCGCCTAGACCAACTAGCTCGAAGCAAAGATGGTTCAGGCGATTGGGGAACAGTTAACAACCGACAGACCAATGCTAATGATGACCAAATCCGTGCAGCATACCAAGAGATTCTGGAACGACCAGCAGATCAAGACGGTATCAACCACTATCGTAGTTACACAGTCGAGTTTATGCGTAATGATCTTTACCAGTCACAGGAACGTAAGAACCTTATAGCTCGTAAGGAACAGGAGGCTAAGGATGCACAAGCTGCAGCCGAGAAAGCTGAATTAGATCGCATTGCTAAAGAAAAGGCAGAAGCTGAGGCGAAAGCTAAAGCTGAAAAAGATGCACGAGATAAGGCTGAAGCCGACGCAAAGGCTGCTGCAGAAAAGGCAGCTCAAGATGCAAGGGACCAGGAAGAAGCTAATAAGCCTCAACCTTCAGTTGACGTACAATCGTTTAAGGACTTCCTGAAAGAACTTTGGGAAAAGCTCCTCGCACTATTAGAAAACTTTAAGAGGACAAAATAATGGCAACATCTGATGTAAAAGATGCAACAGTTAAAGTACCTTTCCTGAAGACAAACATCGGGAAGACTTTGACTGCAGCAGTTTATCTTGCAGTATCTGCAGGACTAGCTGGTATTGTAGCAGCAATTCAAGGCGACCCAGCCTTGTTTGGTGTCTACACACCATTTATCAACGTAGCCTTGGTGTTTATCACTAAGACCTTCTTTGATAAGAAAACAGTAAACGCTTAACAGTAAAGGAACTACATGGTAGAATTTCTCACAGTCGTAGCCTTGATTGTAGTCATCGTAGCCGGTGTACTATTTATCTTCGGCCGACGTTAAGATATAAAATAAACCCCTCAGTATAAAACCTGGGGGGTTATTTTTATGGCTTAAAAACCGTGTCTTGCAGAAACAACTGCATGTCGAACATTCCTTGATATATATACTTTCATACCTCGGAAGCTGCCAAAGAAATCGAGTTCACCTTCTCGTGGACGCTGACCCATGTGGTCATACGCTATGAAGTCTCTCTCGTTCCTTATTAAGTAGTGTGCAAAGTCAGGACTTGCTTCCATGAACATCTCTCTAATACGAGGTATTTGTTCTCTTAAGCGATAGATGCCCTCACCAATGGTTCTCTCGTCAGGGTGATTGACTTCGGTAGATGAAATATAGCCCCTGGTTGCGAAGTCAGGTCTAGTTTGGATATCTCGTCCACGCCATTTACTATCCATACGGGAGGTTGAGCTTGTAGTAAAACCTGCGAACCCCATGCCTCCTGTAGAAAAGTCATCCGCGAAGAGGTTGAAGTCGTCTTGAAAGGAGTTCCGCTTTTTAGGCGGTTCCTCCTCAATCCCAAACTTCTCTTTGAGCATCTCTTCCGCTATTTTTGCAAGATCATCCGGTAAGGACTTAACTTTCGCTGTCTGTGCTGCCTGCGGTAATTTGGTGCTCACTGTTTAGCTCCTTAAGATTAGCAACTGGTGTGTGTGAACTTGCTGCAATCATTGCAATCTTCATTGAGTTCTCACGGTCTTTCTGTGTAATCTCATGTGCCTTACGGAGTCCATCAGCCAAACCATCTGCGTAGTGTGATGTGTTCTTTGCTTCTTCTTCAGTGTCTAGCTCTGCTTCACGTGCTTTAATAGCAGCTGCTCGCTTATCAAGACCTTCTTTTTTAGCATCAAGAAGTGCAGCACGATCATCGTTCTCCATCTCTTTCTTTGCTACATCACGGACGTTATCTCGGTCTTCTTGTAAAACTTCGATAGTTGCTTCAAGTTGTTCAATCTTTCGTTCGTTGTCAGTCTCAGCTTCATCAGCCTGCTCACGTAGAATCTGGATTGTCTTGTTACGTGCCTTAATTGTTTTCTCTTGCTGTTCAAACTTATCTGCGTACTCTTCTTCAAGCCGTTTAGTGATAGTTTTCTTAGCTTTGTTCTCTGCCTCTCGCAATGCTGCGTTAAGGTCTTCTTTACTAATAACTACGTATTTGCCTACTAACTTCATTATAGCTGCTCCAATTCATTGTTAATTCGTCCAAGACGTTCGTTGATTGATTGTACACGGTTGATAGAAACTCTTAGTTGACTTGGTGCAACTGGAGCGTCATTCTCTTTTACTAGTTGTCCGATGTTCAACTGATTTTCAATATAAGTGATGAACTCTTCTGTCGTTGATAGTTCAGATGAGACACCTGCTTTTGATGGTTCCATTATAGAATCTCCCATTCTCTTGTTAATTGAAAGTAATTTGCGTATGGTTTCCACCACTCGCCATCACCTATCTTTACATTTAATTTCTGTAAGTCACCTACCCTGTTGTAGATGTCTATGAGGTATACAAACCCTTCTTGAAGTATATCATCCTCACCCTGGAATTTAGCGAATACCTTCATAGTACCTCTTTATCGCTCTACGTACCTCTTTGCCATTTGCTCTCCTTTGGTATAGAGAATCAAATACAAATGCCACACTAGAATACTTAATGCTAGTGATGCCAGTGTCGGTAATGAACCTACCATAGGTGCCTTTTGCCTTGCTGCCACCAGCCTCTTCTTGATATACGACAAGTTCAACTCCTTTAAACTTATTATGATATGCTACAACATCTCCAGGCTTAATCACCTGTCCATATTTATCTGTCTTATTAAAATTCAACATGAGGGTCGCCTACTTGCAGGACTTTGAGTCCAATACGTCGCCACATTCTACAGACACTCGGACGATCATCAATGACGAACCGTGGGTTGTACTTACCTTTAATGTGTGTGTTGAAGAGCTCTTCTTTGATTTCGGTATCTTTCCTGCCATCTCCCACAGGTCGTAGATAGAGTGCGTCATAGGCAATGTTGTTATCTGCGAGCCATTGAATCGTTGCTTCTTCTTCGCCTTCGAGCTTTCCTCGTCCTGAGAAGAGGATGACCTTGTATCCATGACGATAGTGCATGGCAACAATGCCAGCAACAGAATCATCGACAGTATCAGCGCCGGAACTTCTAGCATCGTAGGGACTACGCCCATTGCTAATATGAGCAAGAGTCCCATCAATGTCAACGATAATACACTCATCAAGTTCTTCATCGTAGTTAATCTCCTTATCGTTCCTTAGTGGTGCAATGTGTCTATTATACATTTGATATATAACTTCCAACGGTACTTTGTCAGCACGAGCTTCATTGCGTTTAATACAGTCCTCAAGAGGTGTATCAATAAACAGTACTCGGAAGTTCACTTGTTGGTTCTGTGCTATTTCGCTTAACCGATCATAGTGTTTCTGTTCAAAGTTTGTATCATCTACTACTACATTTTTACCATTCTGCAATGATTCATTAATAATAGTATCACGGAACTTAAGTACTGCAGCTTCATTTGGCCTACTGTATTGGCCGTTGTTTAACATTTTGCGTAGATCATCTTTATTGACTCGGACGTATCCCTTATCAACAAGCTCTCTAGCATGTGTAGACTTACCTGAAGCTGGTAAGCCTTTCAACATTAGTAGTTCTGGTTTAGGCTGCATCTAATTCAAAATCCCCAGTCTTTGGATTGAACACCTTGCCGTCAACTTTAATCCGTCCATTAAGAATACGTCGTTTAACAAGTCGCTGCTTGTTACTTAATTTAGGGTCAATGTCTGGTGTATATTTGATCTCTGTCGTTGTATCACCGAATAACTTTTTAATAGTTAGGGCGACCAGTTGCCTGTTCACCTTCCTAAGTTGTCGTTTTACTCGGCGTTGTTTTTTGTCGTTATGCATTCTTAAAATCCTCAATCATTTCTGGCTCTAAACATGGCCACAATTTATCCTTAAGTTCTTCCACGTTACTGAAATCAAATGAGTTACTATACTCAGATGTGTATTTCACTGTGCATGTCCCCCCGAAAATTGCATTCTGCGCCTGGAGCCCCCTGATACTGGCGGTCATTTTGCGTTTTGATATCAAAGATGAGTATATGTACCTTTTGCCGTTTAAATTCAAAACTACCTTCATGAAATCTCCTTGTTATTGACAACCTTCACACATGGTTAAATCGCTTGGGTCAACTGGTGCATCTTCAGGTCGGCCATTAGCCTTATTGAATTCCTTTGCTCCCGTTGCCATAGCAGCATCAATAGCTGCAAGCTTTTCTTCTAGTGTCATGTCATCTTTAATTATTGTGGCTGCGTTCATTTGTTTCTTTCTTAAAAAAGTATATCAAGTAATACGGCAATCATGAGTGTGACTGTCCAGCCATCCCAAAATGTCATATCAACCGGTCCGCCATTTACTGCGCTTACGATCAGGTATACTAATGCCCAAACTACCGTCATATTACTTTTCCTTACAATCTATTTCTTTATGGTTTGCATCGTAACATTTGTCGTTGTTGTGATCATACCATATCCATCCGAACAGGAGGAAGTAAGGTGCCCAACTGATTCCTCGGTCTCTATATACAACTGTCTGTCCTGCTGAGTTCTTGAACTGCTTATTAGTTGAAAGCGGTTTAGGTGTCTTTGGTGAGCTAGTCTTTGGAGCCGTGCTCTTTGGAGTAGTAGTTGTAGACTTTGGTGTTGTCGTTTTAGGTGCAGTATACGTTGAGCGAGATGGTGCTGAATAGCTCCTTACGCTTGGTGTATAACTTCTTGTTGATGTGTAACTATACGCTTGTGTCGTTGTCGCCGGTACCAACAGTATCACTGCTGCTATCAGGACTAGCATTACTCTCTTGAACATTTGGTTCAACTCCTTCAATCATTATTTTCTCTTTATACCACTGAGCAAATCCTTCAGTAGCTGCCTTCATGAACTTATCATTATAGATAGACCATAGTGCTGCTTTGATTGATTCTTTCTCTTCTTCGGCTATATCCTTGTGGACTTCCTTGATGAGTGCTCCGATATCACGAGGTGTCCCGGTAAGATTTCCTGCGTCTCGTAAATGCTGTATGGCCTTATTCCACCGTGCTTCACTCTTGTAGTTACTAATCGCCACTTCGAGTTGACCCTTATTGGTGTGTTCAGCTTTCCAGCTCTTATTATGTACCTCTTTGAAGTCTTCTGTAACATATTTACCTGCCATTACGTTTAGCGGTATCTGATTCATAAACAGCCAAGGCTTGTAAGCTTTCACCACAACACCTTCAATATTCTGTCCACCAAGATAACTAACTTTATTCTTTACCATTTCAAGCACAGCTTCTGGGCCGGACTTACCTTGGTATAATAGTGGTACTGCATCTATGTCTAGTACTTCAGCCCAGTGTTTAATAGCATCGTAGTCTAAGAACTTCTTGTCCTTACCGTTATCATTAACTGCAAATAATGCAATATGATTATGTGGTATTTTATCATAAGCTAATGAATTATGTTTAGGCTTTTGTAGATACTCACCATAGAACGTAAAGTCATCCGGGATTCTATCTTGAATAGTTTTTACGTATTCTACACCGCTAATGAACATTCTATCTGGATTGTCCATGTCAATTTCACGGCCCTTGCTTCGACAGAATAACTCACCGTTAACCTTACCGAATCCGAACTGTGAACCATCTACTTTTTCTGTAATTTCTACAGTGTCGTCGAATAGGTCTTGAATCTGTTTATCCCCGATATGTATAATCTTGGGGAATGGCGCTGTTCTTGACATTATTTCTTGCTCCTATAATCAACATAAAATTTCTCTAATTTATTGACATTCTCGCTAGTCATTCCAGCCGTTGTCTCCATGACAAGTAGTCTGCTATTTACCCACCTAACAATGCCCGGTCGTGATTGTGACTGAACTTTAACGTTGTTTTCATCTATTACTTCAAGAACTACAGCAATCTGGAGCCATTTATCGTGCCCCTGTCCTGCAGCTTGAATAACAAACTGACCTTCTTGGATATCTTTACCTAATATATCTTTAGCCATCTTAACTCCTTAAAATAGTGTTGGTTCTATTACTCCGCCTTCGTACCAGAGAATAGGCTTTTCTCCAAACCTTTCCTCATATTTACTCAGGCATTTATCACATAGTGTCTTTGCATTCTCCCAAGTTACGGCCCATCCATCAGGTAACAATGCCTGTTTAGTGATTTCCATATCACCACAGATGTAACATTCGCATATTCGGGACAATATCATTTTACACTTCCTCTAAATCTAATCCATCTCTAATTTTTGGCCATACGCTATCTGTAGGTCGCTCTACTGCGCCGATCGTGCCATCATTAGCATCATGTACTCCTGCAGGCTTTGATGTAATCTCATCTACAATTGTTTCTGTATATCCGTATCCGGTAAGAACATCGTTAACCATAGCTAGGTCTTCGTATTCTTGATTCAGTCGTTTAAGTATACCTTCACGCACTACTAATAGTTCAGGCGGTAGCATCTTTTCTACTACTGATCTCCGACTCACTAGGTACGCTTCATTTTCAATACTAGGCATTAACAATCCTTCCGCTACTTTTAATAGTTGCCTGGCTACAACGTCCACCACAAGTATTACAAATATATGTCTGTACTCGTCCGTTAGCTCTTGGTGCCGTACCATATGTACGCAAGTCTGGGCTTCCACATTTAGGACAAAGGCCAATCTCTTGCAAGATATCACCAATGTTCGGGTGGTTCTTAATAAACGGTCGTAATTTCAAGTAAATCTTCTCCAGAAGTACAACATCTTGGACGTTATACTTTTTCATAAGCCTCTCAACGCTTGGTGTAGGATTATTCATGAATTCTTCTTCTAGGTCGGCATAGCCCATCTTGACTTTACTTCCTAGGTCTAGGTATTCGGCAAGATCATTAAGTCCATTCGATTGAAACTTAAAGGCTCCTCGTGCAACCTGCAGTGTGTCAACAGTCTTGTAAGGTGAAACTGGTCCAAGACCTGCCTTAATAAAGAATCTGTTTGCCATCTTATTGTCAAATCGTGCTGCGTTATGTGCAATAGCAATGTCAGCTTCATTCAGGATGTCCCAAAGTGCTTTAACAAAGTCATCATATTTAGCAAAATCATGTCGTGATACGTATTTAACTGTCTTATCGCCTAAAAACTTATATGCAAAGCACATGAGTTCTTGGTGTCGGATAGTCTTAACTACCTTGAACTCCCATTTATTACCGTATCCTTCAACGATGTCTCTCGACACCTCTAGGTCATACAGTAGAATCTTCGCTGTCGTCTTCGCCATTCGCTATCCTATCTATCTCTTCAAATGTGGTGGTCTCATCTAGGAGCCACTTCTCTACTTCGTCCATTATGTCTCCTTTATAAACAATCAACTAGCATCCACTTGGTATACTCGGCTCGATAAGCGGGACGTAGCTATCGCTTTTTCAACTCCCTGAATGCTATGTGATTATCAATAAAGTGGTGTTTATTTAGTGTTCAGAAGCCCATTTATTCCTGACACTTTCGGAGTCACCATCTCTGCAAATTTCATGGTCAAGGCAGAGGGACTCGAACCCCCGACATCTCGGTTCCAGACCGAGCACTCTAACCAACTGAGTTACACCCTGTTCTTGAGTTTTTAACATGGAACTCTGACAGAAACCAGACACCTACCCGTTCCGGTGCAGAACTTTATAGACTGGGGACTAGCTTTCACGAAGAGGCTAGTGGCATATCTAAAGGACTACTAATTCACCCTATATTGTTTGGTGGAGTAGGAGTGAATCGAACACTCGTCTTACATCGTTCCTTTTCAGGCTTTCAATGCAATCAAACCAGTTACTACCCCTGATTAACATTTTTACGAAATGTTCCCACCATAAACGGATACCACACGCTACCTACCACGGACTTCCTTTATGGGACTTACGCCTCCAACCGTGTATGCGACTCTGGGTGTTTATGCATAACCTTCCCACAGAAGCTGCCTTGTCTGTATCAATAATTGTAGCCACCGCACGGACTCCAACCGTCTTCCTTCTTCTCTCGCTGTTGGCACTTTCAGAATCGCCTGTGCACGGCTATCTCGTAGTTTCCTTCCCTTCAAGTATGAAGTAAGTTCAATTCAACAGGTCAACGAGACGATTACTTCGCTGAGTTAGTGGCATAAAGCACTGTTTATTTAGAGTCAACACGCATGTGCAAATATCTCTTCCGAAGAAATGTGTAAAACCACTACTAATGAAACAAATTATCATCCTCGTGGGTTCTTGATGGGGAGCTACCCCAACCCGTTAGCTAACACCTGCTTGGCCAATTCCTGCAGGTACGGGCATATAAAAAGTGTGACTTGGACTTGCACCAAGATTCCATGCTAGATGAGTTGGATACCGAAGCAGAGCCAATTTCTCAAATCCCAATAAAGGGCTATACACCACACCATAAGACGGTACTGGGTCACAAAAGTTGTTCCACCGCCAGTTATCCTCACATCTAATATAGCTTAGAGGCCCGTTGTTTTTTAATACCAGTGATTAGTATTCCAAAATGCAACTGCTCCTGCCCAGCTACCATAACGTGATGTTACGTAACCGTTCATAGCTATCAACGCTGCTACTGGGTCATTCCATGCGCCAGACCATTTACCACAAGGTAATTGTTGTCCTAGACCGCAGGCCCCAGAGGATTTATTGATTGCATTAGGATTCCATCCAGACTCACGGGTTACGATTGAATCAACGTAGCTCCATTGGTCTTCTGGTATTCCAGACGCTGCAAGCCAATCTGATTTAGTTCCGCTAATAATAGATACCGTTGCTGCCACTTTGGGCACTTCTGCAACCGGATATATCTTTTTCGCTTCTGCATCTTTTTTAGCTTGCAAGCTGACTTTTAAACTTTCATTCTCCGTTTGGAGATTTTCAGCTTTTAGTCGTTCTTCCTTTAACGAGGTATCCACCTTCGCTTTCTCACCTTGAACACTCCGTAGAGTATTTTTAGTTTCGATCGTCATACTTTGCTGCTCAACAAACTTTTGGTTTGTATCACTGAATCGTGTCAGAACCACGGCATTTACTACGATCAGGAGAGCTACTGCAATAGGAATTATCCAGAGCTTCACCTTATTTAAAAAGTTACTAATGTAACCTCCTTGGTTATCTAATATTAAAGGGATAGATTTCTCAAGTCTCTGCCTAATGTTAGGCAACTTGTTCACTGAAATCAATTTCATCAAATGCGTTTACTTCTTGTGGAACTAATTGTTTAATTTGACTCATATATTTCCCCTTTCTATCTTACTATCTTATCAAAGAAGTATGCAAAAGTCAATAGATTTAGCTAAAATTGTGTTGTAATTTCGACAATTTGCCATTATTACTAGCTAAAAATTCTTTGTCCCCACCTGTACGGATGCCCGATACTCGTGGTACGTTACCCATTAACGAAGGGTATTTCATTCGCTCACCATCCTGAGTTACATATGTGATATGAGATTCAGGAATTCGTAAGTTTCTTTGGTTACTTTTGGCTGCCATCTTTTACTTCCTTTGTTATAGTTACATATACCATGTGCCGGTTGAATATTATTAGGGTCAAACATGTTCTGCGCTGTCCTGGGGATGATGTGATCGAGCGTAACTTCCTCAGCTGCAACCCAATGACCACAAATCCCGCAAAGATAATACCCGTTGTCGAGCGGAGGGTTATCCTTGAGCCAGTGAATCCTGAACCTAATCCAGTCCGCACTATTAAAATATTCTTCATTCCTCAAGCCATGCCTCCGGAATTACTTTGATCGCCCACTTAAAGCCGTTCTTTTCTGCCCACTCCGATTGAGTTGCTCTGGAACCATCTTTTCGTGTTGCCCCGATTTTCCCATCTGAGTAGAATACAATTCTGAGATCAACTTCAGGGTGTTGGGACTTAACGGCGAGTAGCTTCCTACGGGAAGGGCCGTCAAATGAACGTCCGTTTCCCTTGGTCTCGATATAAACCTTACTACCGTTCTTCCGTGTGATGATGAAATCCGGTAAGTACCTGCCGGCAACGCTGTAATCAAGCTTCTCGGTCTCGTACCCAAACTGTATTCCTTTTTGTGTAAGGTCATCTCCGGTCTTCTCCTCAAACTTATTTCTGTACTTATTCATCTAATGCTCCAAGAACGTCTGCCAAGTTCGTTCCACGGTTATGTGAATCAACTTGCGTCTGCTTGGTTCCTTTTCTACGATTATCTGCACTTGTTTTGCCTCCCAAAGAAGCTATTTCTTTACGTCGTTCTAATGATTGTTTAGCCAAACCTTTCGGCTTCCTAACCCCTCCACCTTTGCGACTGGCTGCTTCATGTAATACACGAGGCATATCCTGAAAGCCCACTAGTGAGTCCGTTCGTCTTTACGCTGTCCACCTAGGTCGATAATACGAGTCTGGATTTGTTCGAGTAGATCGTGTACGTCTGCCGTAGTACCCTTGAGCTGTTCGTAGGATGATTTAGCTGTATTGTGCTCTCGTTGTGCTGCGATAAAATCTTCATCCATGTATTTCATATCACCTGCTGCAGTAGAGCCATGTTCCTTCTTGTATTTGTAGTATGCTTCAGCTTTCGCTTTTCCGAGCAATACTTCTTTTTCAAGTAGTTCCTTGTGTGCTGCATGTTTCAGTTCAATGATGGATGCTTTCATTGCTGCTAGTTTTACACCTGTATACGACAAAGCATCACCAGTCATCCCCTTGAGGTTGTCCTCATTAGTGAGATGATGGTAGATACTCGCCATGTTCACAAGCATATTACCTAATTGTTCATCGGTAAATGCCATATATTCTCCTTAATTAGTAAGGTAGTTCTGAAAGGTCTACTGGCCCATCGTCAACGTCTTCAATGACCGTATCAGTGGTAGTAGGTGTTCGCTTTGCGCTGCCTTGAGATTCCAGAAAGTTTTCAACTAGGCTAATAAGATAGTCCAGTTTTTCCTCCACTGTTCCGCTAGGTTGTGCTGTAGATGCTGTACGTGATTGTCCAGCTTGTGGCGCTGAAGCTTCACCAAATGGTTTCTGCTCACCCTTGAATTCAGGCTTGCCCCATTGACCATCTTCGATAATGTTACCATAAAGAGAGTCTCCGGCGTTAACTACGTTTCCAGGTTTCTTAAGAATACCAATCCAGTCGTTACGTCCTTCAAACTGCACCATAAATTTGTGCATTTCACCACCACGAGTTTGTACAACCTGTGGAGTTTTGTCTTCTTTACTTACTGTTGATTGAAATGCTTTTGCTACTTTTAGGTCTTTTGCCATATTATCGTCGGCCCTTCTTCTTTGTTACTACTTTTTTAGCCACTGGTTTAGCAGCTTTTACTTCTTCAGGTGCTACTTCAAAGTTCAATTTGAGGTGTTCTGCGATCGCTTCAACCTTACCGGCAAGAGTAACTTCTTCTACTGGCTTAGGTGTTGTTGTTGCAATACCAAATAGGTAATCAAAGTTAACACGTAGAGCATTTTTCTTTTCCTTACGTTCTTTGAACACTTCATCATTAAGCTTGTTAATTGCTGTTGCTACACCGTTATTGTCAAGTTGACCAAATCGTTCGTAAACGTATTCACGTAATGATTCATTTTCCTTGATAGCAATATCAGCACGAGATTGTGCGTTCTTTGCAATAGATGCGTAGTCACGTACAGACTTTTGTAGGTCTCCGATCAACTCGAAAGCCAAGTCCATTTCTTTCTTTACATTAATAAATGATTGAGTTGTATCTGCAACTTCTGCATTAAACTTCTTTTTACTAATTCCCATTATAACTCCTCCTCTGGAATATCAAAATACTTCTTTACTATATCTTCACCAATTGCTTCAAGTATATCTTCTACATCAGCCCCTACTATATCTATGAAGTGTGTACCTGCATACATATAACTATTGACTTCTTGCACCTTAATATCTTGAAGATCAACTGTTTGTTCTTCTAACCTAAGACTCACTGGTTTTCCTTTTCCTCTTCGAGTAATGCTATGATTATCTCTGGGTCTTCATACTCAACTTCTTTTTCGGCCATGTGAACCTCCTATTTTGCTTTGTGTAGTGCAGCTGCAGCAGCTTGTGCTTGCCTCTTGTCTCCAAATACCATCTTTTCAAGTTTGCCAATAGGATAAACACGTTCAAAGAATTCCTTGTTACCTTCATCTTCAATAATACGTGATGAGATATACTCATTACCATTACTTTCAGTGTGGTCCCAAATATCATCTACAGGTGTATAACCGTTATCTCGGTCTGGGTTACATTCAATGATTGCACCCTCGTCCCACAAGAAGTTTGTCTGTAATACTTTGTAATACTTGATCATATTAGTCCTTAATCCGTAGTGTTTCTACTGGTACACCGAGAGATTTTGCAACTTCTTCAAGTGTAACCTCTTTAACAACCGGTGTGGTCTCTGGTTGAATAAATGTAAATGTTGCATCTTCAAAGTCAGACTTAGTGTACCATTCACGGAACTCGCTTTGGCTACTACCATATCCACTGAGTGCAATAATGTTACCTACTTTTGCAAGAACAATATACTCATCGCCATCATTGTCTTTAACCTTGTCGCCTGCTCGTGCAGTTTCAAAGTTGACTTCTGCCACTTCTAGCTGTGACTCACGGAAATATTCATAGTCATCTTCGCCATTACTTCCTTCTGTTGGTACAACTCGGATGTTATAATCGTCTTCACCTACACGCTCTACTCTAAGTAGTTGACCAAAGAATCGTTCATTATCAACAGAACCTAAATCCTTAGCGTTTGATACCAATTGTACTAATTGTCCTACTGTAAACTTTGTCATTTCATTCTCCTTAATTAATTCTACTTCGTCTAGCCATAAACCACCGGTTTCATGCTCTTTAATGTACACATAATCCGGTTCACAACCCTCACCATCAGTTGATTCTAGTGATCTGATAGTTACTATTTCACCTGCGTGTTTGTGGCTCGCTGAACTTTTTCTATCAATGATTTTTACTCTATCACCAGCTTTTACACTACTCATTCTCAATCTCCTTTGAAATATCAATCACTGTGTGACTAAATTCTTCCCATGCATTTTCACCTGCTGCAAGTTTTGTTGGGTTCAACCAATAAACATCCAAGCCTTCGACTGTGTAGCCGTATTGTTGCAAGATATAAGCGTAAAAGCTCAATTGCAACCAGTGTAGGTCAAGTAGTTCTTTGCCCATTTTAGGCGCTGTACCCTGTGTCAACTTATAGAAAGGTGAATCTGTATTCTGATATGTCTTCTCGTGAATGTCGCCATCAGTCTTAAAGTCCTGAATACGAACAATCTTCTTCTCTGCATCAATAACCTTAACTCGGTCAATAGCTCCACATAATTTCTTATCGTGTAACCATACGAACTGCTCGTTGAGTCGTACATAATCACCACCAAACAATGTGTGGAAGTCTTCTACGATCTTCTTCAAGAATGGGTTACGACTGAATGCCTTGTTAGGTCCGACCGTTGTTTTAGTCTTAAGTACCTTAACAGATTTAATCTTATCACCAAGCTTGTAGTATGTGTCATAGTTTTCAAGTGCAGCGTGAATGGCTGTACCATATCCTGTTGATGCATCTCGGTTAAGTCCCCACATTGCTTTAATGTGCGCCTTGTCAACTCCGAACTTATCTGCCATCTTCTGAAGCATTTCTTCTTCATTGAATGTAGGATAATACTTTTTAGGGAATGAGCTACCTGATAGATAACCTTCAAGTCCCACGTGTCCGTTATTAACCTGAACCATTGTGCTTTTGCCAAGTAAACGTGATGTGTACTTAACTGTCTTTGTAAGTGTGCTTTTAACATACTCATCGACTGCCTGATGTAGCTTATCAATAGGTGATAGTAATACTGCAGGTTCCGGTGCCTTAACTTCTTCTTTAACAGGTGCCTTTGTCTTTTGGTATTCAAGTTCGATGTTAACACCATAACTTTTATCACCGCCACCCGTAATACTTGCAAGCTTGATCGTAACTTCATTGCCTGCGTCTAATGTTTGAGACAGTGCCTCATTCTTGTCTTTCGCAATGTAACCAATAGGTACATATTCTTCACCGAACAATACATCAACTGCAACTGCTTTAGGGTCGTACTGATTATCAGCTTCCCTACGTACTCGCAATTCTTCTGTACCTTCTAGGACTTTAATAATGTCCTGTCGTCCTTCAAATGTGACACCAACCAACTTACTGTGGTAACTCGTTTTTGATTTCTCATATTCCTCTTGGGCACGAATTGCTTCGTCTGCCGATGCTAGGTCAACATCATTGTCTTGGATATAACTCATTTATCTAACTCCTTAATGAATGGCCATGTAATGCATCCGATCGCTACGATTCCGATGACTACTGCTATACAAATATAAAACACTGTTTCTTTCTCCATATATCTATCTTACCATGATTGATTACTGTTTGTCAATACCTTTGCCGGAAAAAGTGTTGTAGAATGTACAATTACACCTCTGAACTATTGACAATACTACTGATGTATGTTATAGTAAATAGTGTAGAGGTTTCTTTGTCGTTACTCTACGCTTAACTCCTTTCTCCAAAACTGATTTAATTCAGTTTATAAGACTCCATTTTAGGGGTCTTTTTTTATAGGTTAAGGAACTCTGCTACTGCGTCCAGAATTACTTCTGCGCCTTCTGCTATGATCTCACCGATCTCGTCAAATATATCCATGTTAATCCTCTATAAATACGAATGCTATCATAAATACTATGGTAACAACTAAAGTTATTATATCGCCCATCATATTAAACTCCTACTCATGTCCCTTAAAGTTACATCTATTTCCCTAGCTCGTGGACTTACTTGTAGTGAACGCTGGTTTAATCCTTTTAAGAATAATGTATCAAGATTCTTAACACGGCTTAACCCCACGTACCCCATGCCTTCAACGAAAGCTTTACTTAAGTCTACCTCTGCGCTGTCCAGGGTCATACCTTGTGACTTGTGGACTGTAATTGCATAAGCAAGCCGTAAAGGTACTTGTGTGATAGCTGCTGCCAGTCTATCTCCTTTGCGTACCTCCCATTCTTGAGGTTCCACAATGACAACTTTTCCTGAGTCAAAGAGTACGACGGGAAGGCCATCCTCTGTGAACTCAATAATGTCTCCGATACTACCGTTTGCATATTGTAGTTCTGCGTCATTCTTAACCGCCATAACTCTAGCACCAACCTTAAGGTGTAATACCTCCGGTGCCATGACATTCCTTTGTAAGTTCTGAATATCATAATGATTACCCTTACTAGTCCTTAATATATAGTGACTATCGCCTTTTAATGCGTTAAGCTTCTGTTCATTGATATCTTCAACATCTACGTTTAAAGTATAGAGTCGAGTAATATCTTCAGGTACTGTCCGGTTCATACAAGACTTCAACCACTGTAGATGCTTACTTGTCATTTTCCCTGCTCGCATAGCGTTTAGGATTTCTTGTAATCGTAAATCATCTGCACGGTGTTGTTCTTCTAGGTAACAGACTGATGGATTTAGTTCCTGCCACGCCTCGCTGTCAACCACGAACCTACCATCTCTACCCTTTGCTACTGGTGGAAGCTGGAAGAAGTCTCCACATAAGATAACTTGTATACCACCAAATGGCCGGTTATCTTCACGTATGATCTTCATTGCCTTGTTCACCATGTCTAAATTGTAGTCATGCATCATACTGATCTCATCAATGATAAGTACATCAGTCCTGCGAATGACTTTCTTTCGGGCCTCCGACATAGTATAAATATAGTTATCAGGTAATTCCTCACCGAGTCCCATACCAGACCAACTATGTATTGTCTGTCCATCTAAATGTGCTGCTGCAAGTCCGGTTGTTGCCGTGACTACTACTTTCTTTCGTTTGCGCTTGGCTTGTTTGATGAACTCCATCAATGTGTATGACTTTCCTGAACCTGCCGGTCCGGTCAACATTACGTTATCGCCTCGCATCATTATCTCTAAAGCTCTAGGTTGATTCATGGTTTAAGTCCGTTATATACCATAAATCCATAGCATACCTCATAAGCCTCAAGTTCTGTGTCTGCAAAATACAGTGTTAATCCATCAAGATCGCCAACTGCACATGCTGCCCATGTTTTCCAATACTCATCGTACCATGTTCTAATAGTTTGTCGCACGTTGCATCCTCCTCTTTGCTTGCCAGTTGGCATCCATCCAAGGTGGTTTACCTTTGGACTTTACTTCCGGTGCAAACTTACGTGCTATTTCAAGTGCAAGCTCCTTATACCCTGGTGTGTTCTGCTCTGACTCAGGTACAACTACCTGTACTACCTTGAGCCCATTTGCTTCAACTACTGTTGGTTTATTCACAAGCTTCTCTAGCCCATGAATTGAACCGAATACATCCACCTGACCATCAGATATCGCTGACTTCGACTGCCTCCTCTGTGCCATGTAATTTCTCCTGTCTCTTTGCCGGTTGCATTTCATCCGGTATTACGATCAAGTTTCGTTGAGGGAATACCATTTGTTTGTTCATACTATTTACTAGAATCGTTCCTGCTGACAGGCCTCTCTGTTGCTGAGGCTTAAAATCTGTCGAAAGAACATATCCGAACATGAGTTCACCTACACGACCACCGAGAGCAAAAACAACCAAATCACCTTCACTAATTTTGTTGCCTAGCTTATCCATTCTATACCTCTTGCTTAAGTTTGTTCAGCATTTCAATATATGAGTCGATCTCTACGAATCGAATGTGTCCCATGACACGACCTTGCTTCAAGAATCCAACACGATCTCGTTTACTATTTGTGGTGTGTTGCACTGCAAGTTCACCTTCTGTAATGAGAATATTAGTACGCTTAACCACACTATTAATATCATCACTAACCTTTTCAATCCCTGCTTTCACTTTGGTCTTGTAGAACATTTCATCTGTCCAACCCCATGTGTCTTCTTCGATACTGTAAGTACTTACATTAACATCTTTGATTGTTACGACTTGGCCGGCAAGTGCTATCATTTCTTCCACTGCAACATCAGCCCCTTATCTTGCATTAAGTAAAAGATTTTTTCGCACTCGTACTTTATCACCTACTTTGAAATTCATAATTATTCTCCTTTAATTATTTTTAGATATGACGGGTTTTATTCCTCTAGTAATACTAGGGAACACCGCCGAGATTACAGAACTATCACTAACCGTCAGAGGACCTTATCTCTCCTTGGTTCAAATGGATTACACTACTACCTTGGCTGTATTCATTCCTTGTCGAATGTACTAGAGTCCTCGTTATCAACCCGTAAGATAGAGCGAGAGTTTTGCCGTAATAATGATTTAGTCGCTTGAGTTTTGCAATAGGTCTAGCACTTGTCCGAACACCTACATAGTTCTTGTTGTCTATTCACTATAGCATACACAATTTTATTTGTCAACGCTATATATGGTGTTTTTTTGAACTTTACTACACTACGCTACCTATAGCGTCTTACCCACGTTCAGACCCACTATATATGCTAAAAGTGCGATTATCAGTGCCAAGATAATGTAGTTCCGTAGCACTCTTCCGTTGTCTTGTGGCTCTAGCATACTAGATACCTGCTGCTACTTGCACCCAGTTGTCGTTATTAAGTCCATCCAATTCAGCTTGGAAGACTGTACCGAACTCGTTATCGTGTTCATCAGCCCATTTGTAAATCTCTTGCTTCATCCGTAGCACAGATTGCTCCGGTGTCAATCCTTCTTTAGTAATATCACTAATAATGCGATATACTTCAGGGTTCTTGTTGATGTAAAAGATCACTTCTTGCGTCACTTGCTTTTGCATTGCATTGATATCTTCGTCAAATGTACTCATTATGAATCCTCCTCAGCTTTATCTCGTTCTGCTTGTGCTACGTATTCCATTACGTCTGCATATTCCATTGCGTTTAGTAGTTCTTCGTATCCAATTTGCGATACGATCTCATCCACATCAACTCCGGTTACAATTACTGACTCATTTTCTAGGTCAACATTTACTCTTACTGCCGATAGTTCTAAACTCTTCATTATTTGTCACACTCCAGCCAGCTCATGCCATCTTTTGCATATTCATCACAACTATTTGCTTTGAATGCAGATACGCCTTGTGCTTTTAGGTTGTCATTGTAGCGTTGTACGCCTAGTGTTGCTGTTACACCTGAGACAAATAGTCCCACGATCCCCAACACGATTAATGTTACTTTTACTTTGTTGTTTAGTTTTATTTTACCCATCGCTTATTCCCCCTTTTGGAAATTGATTACTTGGTCTATTAATGTGCCTGCTAAATCTTCGTCCTCAACCACATTGTGGTCTTGGTCATATGCTTCATACTCGCAACCATCAACTACTTCGACTCTGTAGCAGTTCATGCTGTCGATCACACTGTACACTTCTTCACCACCATCAAAATTGTCACTGATGTTTTCAATTGTCATGTATACTGTACTCATCGTTGCTCCTTATAATTTGTTTTACACTCTTATGATACTACACTCTTTTGTATAAGTCAATAACTTATTACAATTATACAACACTTATTTCATTGGCATTAGTACAAATGTACCAAGATCACTTGTTGCGATCATAGGTGCAAGTTTACCATGCATCTTATATCGTAGTGCGTTACCATTGTTTAGGTCTTGCAAGTTCTTTGCAAAGTCTGCATTGAATACAATTTCATCCACCTCTTTTAACTTTGCGTTATCCAATACCACTTTAAAGTCTGGATATTGTGAGCCTTCAAACTCTCCATATTGCCCATAATCCTCATTAAGTACATTAATAAGCTCTTGCGTATCTAACCGACTCTTACCGGTGGCCAATTTATACCATTTCTCTAGTGATGCACGACGAATGCTCTTGCCTACATACTCTTGTGCATCCTCTTTGTCAAGCTTAATCATAGCTAGAACATATCCATCAGTACCTTGCAACACAATCTCTCCATCGTATTCTGCAATATGTGCTAGTGTTAATACCTCTCTTGCTGTATCCTTGCTGATGATCTTAAGCAATGCGCCTACTTGTTTCTTATTCATTTAAATCCCCTTTATTGCTGCTGTTATCCATATGAAGTTGTAAATCCATACCGCTGCTACTGCTGCGATCAATACTCCATAGACTGTTAATAATATGATTAGGTTTCGTTTTGCTTTGGTGGTTTCCATGAGTCTCTCTCCTTCTTAGTTCTTATGCGCCGGCAGTCTTTACAACTGCGATATCCATTTTTATCTATATAACTATTTTCTGGTGTAAAGGTGTGCCCATTCCAACACGCTTTCTTTACATTTTTAGCCATCAATTCCCTCTTCTAATAATTCAATCTGTGATTTAATGTCTTCATGTAAGTTAGCGCCATAACTATGCACTAACCCCTCTGCAATCTGTACTCCTGAAAACTTTGTCCCCTCCGTCGCTTCTATAAATGATTCTAGCTCTTGTGCTGTGAATATTACTTTCATATTAGAATGCCTGTAGTAGAACATGACCATTATCAAGTTCAATTACGGTTGTCCGATCTTCAAAGTATTCTCGCATCAATTCATCATTACCGAGTGTATCATTGCCACTGTCTTGTGCTTCATATTCCATGTATGCTTGACTAAGATTGTCATACTCATACCAGTCACAACGAATTGCAACTTGGTCAAACTCAAACGGTTCTTCCATGCTATCGCTGACCTCTTCGTAGAAGTTGAATAGTGCTTCAGTTGCATCATAACTAAACTCTTCATCTTTGAATGCGTCTTGAAAATCTGATTGTGTCATTGTCTTAACTATTGCCATGTCATTCCTTTCGTATCCCCCAAGCCGAGATTTTTTATACTCGTTTAACTTAGTGATACTCTTATACTACATTACTTATTATTTATTGTCAACCCTTTTGTGCTGTATTTTTCTGTGATCTTGTGTCTATCCCTGCACCGTCTCTTACTATAGTGTGATTTCGTTGATTTCTAACACTAATGCGATGTATTCAGCTTGTGTAAGCTTTTGCATGATTGCCCCCTTTATGTTATAATATGTATTTAGCTTATGATGGTGACGATGTAATATCCTACATGTACGCCAACTATTGCACCTATGATGATTAGAAACTGTCTGATATTCTTATTTATAATATTCCTCGGTTCTATCTTAATTGTTATACCTTTACTGTATAAGAGTGTAAGCGTCTGTATGTGGTTAATTGTTCACGATACTATATTGTTACTGTTCTTATGTCGTAGCCCCTATTGAGTCAAAGAACTGGTTCTTTGTTGGCTATGTATTAATAATAACATGGGGGATAATGATTGCATAGTCTTGAAATGTTATATTTTCGATGTCCTAATATGCATAACCTTTATACAATAACCATGCATAATAACATAAATACCACCTGTAACAGTGGTAAAAATGCCTCGGCCCTTCTTGTTATGGCTATTACACCTTATTAGAATAGGTTAAGTATAGTAGAGGGGAGTATAAAGAATGCTAATATGATGATGTACGGTAGTACATGATTCTTTAAGATGTATAAGTTACGTGTTTGTTTGTTGAATGCTTTGACTTTAATGTGTTTCATTGTGTTACTTTCTATGTGTTTATTTGCATGATGATCTGTATATGCCATACATCATTTGTTTACCTATTCATTATAGCACACATACCCATGCATTGCAATAAGCATAAGGCACATACATGTTGTATTATGTACAACACTATAGCATGATGGTTGCATACATACTATACCATATGCATGACACTATGTACATTATGTTGTGTTGTTGTTTGTTTGTTGTGTTTTTTACGTTGTTGTGGGTATTACAGCAAGGTGGGGTATGGGGGGGCGACGACAGGAGTGTTGTGTATACTACTACGGCTGGAAATGTATATGCAGTCCATTTTCACATGCTGTATTTTTTACAAATGTATGGATATACCATATATAACACTTGACAAATGCAGGGGGTTGTGCTATAGTAAGTATATGAACGTAAGACACAAGAGTATTACTATCGAGGTTCCCACTGGTGCCACGAAGGAATGGGTTATAGCGCAGCGTAGTGAAATGTACAACAGGTTACTATCAGAAGCCCCATCAGGATACAGTATACAACTAAGAAAACAGTGGACAGATAAGGCACGTGGTAGGTTCATGACCGTGCTAGCTGACTACACGGAGGTATCTGATGTCTAAAAAGGCTGGAAAGAAACCTATGAAACGCCCTACAGTAGATGGGGAAGTGGTCACTGCTAATCAATGGCAGGGTACACAACGTCAGCAAGACTGGCTCAAGTACTACATGGACCCTAAAGAGAGGGAGACCTGGGGTAATGCCTATCAAGCAGCTATTAAGGCTGGGTATAGTGAGACTTATTCTCGTATTATTATGAGTGAGTCACTTGCATTAGACTGGGTGAGAGCAGCTAAGAACATTATGAGGCTCAATCCAGAGCACCTCAAGATCGCATTAGCTCAAATTATTAACGACAGGTTCAGTAAAGACAGTGATAAGATCGCTGCTATTAAATTACTAGGAACCGACCAAGGTATGTTCGTCAGTAAGAGTATTACGGCGCATGTTGGTTTAGAAGAAGCATTAAATTCGTTGGAGGATTAGAATGAAAAAAGCAGAACTACAAAGATTAGTTGACAGTATGGATACAAACCTACCAGTTGAAGTCCTATCTGGAAGCAAATTACGTGTTAAAATTGGTGATAAAGTATTCACTAAGGATATCGAAAGCGATGCAGGCGTAAGCCAGGCACTCGTAGAGCTCAAGAGAGAGACCGATGACCACACATTTATCACATCATTCAAACCATCTGAAAAGGCATCAAATAAAACTGATGGCGAAGACGGGATGAAGGCTGATAAAAAGGCGAAGGAAGGTAAGTAATGGGACCTGGGCCTTTTAACACAGA